GTCAATCGAGCGGCGCCGCTACTTCGGAGAGGAGGCGCCGTTTATACTGTTCCGTGTCATAATGTCGTCCGATAAGCTGATGAACGACATCAATACCGCAATATCTCACGCCGTGGCCGATAGCATGGAACGTGGCGCGTCGGTTCAGCAGGTCATCGAGTCATTCAAGGAGTCCTATCAGCCGTATTTGGATATTCGTCTTCAGAACATCGCAGAGACGGAGACAGGATTCACGCTTACCAAGTCGATAGACAGCTACATAATGTCGAACATCAAAGATGTGAGGAGTGGCAAAGCCGAACCAGGTGTAGAGATTCAGCGGGTCCAGTATTCTGCAATCATGGATGGGAAGGTGTGCCCGCTATGTGAAAAGATGAATGGGACGATTGTGGCGGTGGACAGCCCGATCAGGACGAAGTATAACCCGCCGCTTCATTACATGTGTCGCTGTGTCTGGATGCCGATCACTCGGGATGAAATAAATGACCCACGCGTACCAAATACGGACTTGTCGATTGATATTAACACCGGAAAGCCGTACACGGCAGATGGATTAACGGCAGTCATCGGGCCTGACGTTCATTACCGTACATTCAAATAAGAGAGGGAAAAAAACATGGCAACAGTAAACATGACGATTGTGACGCTTGACGCAGCCAATGTGGAAGGACGCTATGCGTATGAGTACGAACAGACACTTGACGCTGCGGGTGACGGTGACTGGATACTTATACCCGCCGACGTGGTCACGGTGGTTGTGACATGTCAGGCTTCCGGTACCACGGCGAAGGTGCAGACAACGACAGACACCATCGCGGCAATAACAGCAGGAACAGAAACTGCGGTTGATTGGGATGACGGCGCAGTGTCAACGGCGACCTCCGCAGCGTGCACCCCGCCCACCGCGCTCCGTCTCGTTCAGGTTGGTGCAGGATCAAGCAAGCTGACCGTGAGGGCGCAGTAATGGGTATCTGGAAAAAAGCCACTACCACGGTCAAGCTCGTCAAGTGGCGGTCCTCGTGGGTGCTGGACAATGTTGAAGAGGAAGATGATGAGCCGGCTGGTCCCGAGTACGTATATGGGGACGAGATGCTGACAAACACGAACTTCAATACCAACTTGACGGGGTGGTCATACACCTGGGGGGTGGCGCAGTGTTCAGAGGTTGACCCGTATGAGGGAGCCAAGAGCGCCATCCTGATGCGGGGAGGTAGTGCGAGCATGGCGTTGTATACGGCACTGACTACGGAGGTCGGCGCCACATACGAGTTCTCCGCCTATTCAAAGGTTGGGGTTGCCAATGACACAAGCGTCGTCTATTTGACAGCGGGTACTGCGATGACGGGCCTTGGCGTAGACAACTGTGGTACGTCGCTTGAGACAAGTTCAAACAAGACGACAACATGGACGAAGCTGACTCTTGTGTTTACCGCAACAGCTACGACCACGTACATTAGCATGCGGCATTCGGACATTGTGACAGATGCTGTCTTGGGGTACAGCAGCTCTGGTTATTTTGACACTGTGAGTTGTAAAAAAAGGACGGAGGTGACTTGATGGGAATATGGAGCCCAGATAAAAGTCAGGTGGCAGATATTAAATCTGTCACCGATAATCTACCTGACAGCGGGGTACTGTCTTCGCTCGCGCAAGCGGCAGCGGTCGGGGACGTGTCGGACTATGTCGGCGTGCCGTTTGTGGCAAATGCAAACACGGTATTAGCATATCTGCAGACAGGATACTACCATGTACACGGGGCGTCGTTTATTTACCCTGACAAGGCTGTTCCTGTGCAGTTGACGGCGGCGGCTCCGTCGTGGTGAGAGGGCGGGAACATTATCGAGGTGATCCCGGCGGGCGCCATCACAAAAGATTTTGACTTGCATTGGGCGTCCATCTGGGACATATCTGCTGCGCTGTACGGTGTGGTGGATATTTACAAGGGGTTGGCCGGGGCGGAGGTCAAGATCGGTTCGGTGGACGTTGGGCGCACGGCGAACTTCTCACGAGAGAGCGCGATGCCAGTACAGGTATCCCAGCAAGTAGCCAATACGCGGATATCGTGCCGCTTCACGTCAAGCACGACGAACGCGGACACATGCCGCATCAAGTTCTATGGACATGTATATGGAACGTCGCTGTAGGATGCACATTTTTCTGAAGTGACATAAAAAAGTAGTTTACTATTTCAGAACATGTATATATATTTGTAACAACTGATGCAGGCGCCAAGGGCGCGAAAGGCTATGTCAAGGACAGGGGCCGGTTCTCCATACAGGGGGACCGGTCCCTTTTTATTATACGGAGGATGCCATGGGCTGCGGAACCACAAAGTCAGGCAAGAAGAGCAAGGGCGGAAAGAAGGGCGGAAAGAAATGATCACGCTCGCCGAAGCGCGCAAGAAGCTCGCCGACCTATACACCAGCGACGAGTACGATGATGTGACGGGCATCGAGGTGCTAAACACGTTCTGGAATACCAAGGGTGTCAAGTTCGATGCTGAAACCTTCGACGAGTTCATCAGAAACTTCGAGAAATACAAGGACGAGAAACACCCGCACGTCAAGATCGACCATACCAGCCAGCAGGCGGTACTCAAGGCGCTGACCGGTGAACAGTTCGAGGAAGGAACAGAACTTCCTAACCTGGGTTATGTCAAGCGGCTATACCATAATGGAAAGTCGATGTTTGCGGATATCATGAGAGTTCCCCGCGCGCTCAAGGACATCGTCTTCGGCGGAAAGATGTTCAAGGCGATATCGCCGGAGGCCACATGGAACTACCGAGGCACCGGGGACAAGCTAATCACCGCGCTGGCACTAACCAACAACCCGTCACAAAAACACGTGCTTGATGTACACATGAACGAGAATACCACCTCTGATGCAGGCGCCAAGGGCGTCACGGATAGAGTCCTGTGCTTCAGCGGTGACATTACAATAGAAGGAGGGACCAACGTGAACGAAAACACGAAGGACCAAAATGCCACCGCTGCTGTACCGGAGCAGATTACCGACAGCGCGATGGAGACGTTCGCCGAGAAGGTCACCGGGAAACTGGCGGCGATGTTCGGCAAGAAGGAAGACGTGAAGAAGGAAGTCGCTGAACCCAGCGTGTCTCTTTCTGAATACAACGAGCTGAAGGCGCAGAACGAGGCGCTGAAAGGTGAGTTCAACAGCATCAAAGCGATGCTGATCCAGAAGGCAGACGAGCAGAAAAAGTTCAGCGAGACGATTAAGGAAATCCAGTCACGCACCCGCGAAGAGAGGGCCGAGGCCATCTGCAAGCAGGCGCTTCTTGAAGGGGTTCCCGCCGTCGTCGTCAACCATTTCAAGCCCATGCTCCTCTCGGAGATCGGTGAGCAGACAATCAAGCTCTCCGACAAGGTGGACGGAAAGGTGGTCGAGGCCGACACGCAGATCGTCGACATGATCAAGGGCTTTTTCGCCAAGTATCCGGACAAGGTCAAGTTCAGCGACGCTGGCATGACCCGCACCGAGGAGCCGGGCGAGAGCGAAGACCTGCTCATGAGTGAGATCGAGAAGCGCGCTGCGGAGTACACGAAGCAAGGAATGCCGAAGCACGAGGCGCTTGAAAAAGCCGGCGTTGAAGTGCTCACGAAGAGGAGGAACTAACAATGGCATGGGATTCAGGTATAACTGAAGAACGTGATGTGCTCGTGCTGCCTGCGAAGGCGGACGGGACCATCAGCACATACCGCATTGTCATCGCTGGCACTGACGCTGATGAAGTTCAGGAGGCCAGCGACGGAACAGCCTTTCCCATAGGCGTCTCCGGCGATGCGTCAGAAGTAAACAAGGCGTCATACGCGGACCACGACAGCGTTAATGTCAAGTATTCAGGCATTGTCAAGGTCAGCATGGCGTCCACGGGCAGCAGGGGTGACCGAGTTGTTGCCACCACCAGCGGGCAGGGAACCCGCCACGACATACAGACCGAAGGCGTCTGGATTCTCGGGTACGCGATGCAATCGTGGACCGCAGGCCAGGTCATCCCGGTCATGATTTCAAGACAGCTGATCGCCGACACCGAGTCGATCAACACTGCTCTGTAAGGATAGGAGGATAACAGAATGGCTACCAGTGGAGCAACAAGGAAAGACCAATTCCTGACCAATCTGGCTTTGACCTATCCTACCGGATCAATGATCGGTACGATGATCGCGCCCGTGAAGTCAGGAGTGCGTTCGGCGGACAGCGTGTTCACCGACGCGGACGATGCCATCAAGCTCGTCAACGACGTGGCTGATGTGACCCCGGCTAATCGAATCAACTTCGATGTCGGAACGGCGTACAGCTACAAAACCACCAGGAAGGCGCTTGAGAGCGTGCTTCTTGACAAGACGATCGCGAACGAGGAATCAATCGTGAAGTCGAAGATCAGGGAGACGCGCAAGCTGACCAACATCCTGCGGCTTAAACATGAATATCGGCTCGCATCGATATTGTGCAGCACCTCGAAGGTGACCAACTACGATACGCTGTCTGGAACGGAGCAGTTCAACAACGCGTCGTATGGGAACACGTTCTGTACGACACTGCTGAACAATGCGATCAAGTCGATCAGGGACAATACCGGCCAGAAGGCAAACACGCTTGTCGTGCCCTTCGAGGCAGCGATGTACCTTGCAAACGACACCTTCATCAAGGACAAGTTCCAGTACCAGTATGCTCGCGAAGTGGTCGAGCAGTCTGGAGTACTGAGCATGGTCGGCCTCCCGCCGTACATAAAGGGGCTGAAGGTTATCATTGCCGACGCCCGCGTGAACAACGCGAACGAAGGTCAGACCGCCAGCAAGGGCAATGTGTGGAGTGACAACGTGCTCGTCGGATACGTGCCCGGCAACGATGTCGAAGACACATTCGGCGTGATGACGATGGAGTATGAACCCTTCGCCATCTACGAGGAAAGGATGACCAACCCGAAGGCAACCAAGATTATAGCGGAGTGGGATTATGCGATTCTCGAAGCTGACCTCACGTGCTGGTATCTCTTCACGGACGTTCTGGCGTAAGAAGTACAGGATTGAATCCAGAGGGGCGGATGACTCAAGGGCCGTCCGCCCCTTTTTTATAGGATAGGGACATGGCATTTTCAACAGCAGCGGAAGTTAGGGCGTGCAACGACAAGCTGGCGCGTGAGGCCGATGTCAGCGACACGGTGATTGAGGACCGTATCGCGGAGGCGGACGATACGATATACGTTGACCTGTCCGGCATTGCCACGGAAGCTGAGCTGACGGCGCTCGGTGCCACTAACAAGGTGCTGAACCTGTTGAGCACATGGAAGAGCGTCGAGCTATGCTTGGCGCGTCTGTTTGGAGATGCACGGCAGGCCGATCAGGTGAGTGATGTATCGTATTGGAAAGCGAAATACAACGATCTGCTCAATCGGGTCATTAGTGGGGACATTAGCCTGTCTGCGACGACAAGCCCGGTTGCGACTCCCGTTATCACCAGCAGCACCTATCGCAAGAAGCTATTCCCGACGAAAGGGATTGCGGACTTTGATGAAGGGAGCATCGACGATGAATTTTAGGGTTGATGCAGACTGGAGACCGACGCTCACGTGGTTGCGCATGATACAGCGCGGTATCGGCGACGCTCGTCCGCTGTGGGTTGCTATGATACCAAAGATCAAGGAGTTTGTGCGCGATGAGTTCTCCGGTGCAAACCCGTCCAACTGGCCGGCGCTGACGCCAAAATACCGGCACCAGAAGGCCAAGCAGGGGTTTCCGCACTGGATCGGCGTGCGTACCGGGAATATGAAGAAGGCTGCGGGCGAGAATGCGCAGATACAACTGTTCCACAACAAAATGGAGTGGCGCCTGAATACCGGGATGACGCCAACCAAGAGCGGAAAGCCGTATGCGGCATATTTCAACGAGGGCACCAGCAACATGCCGGCACGCCCAATATTTAAGAGCACGCAGCGACGGGTGAACACTTTCCTACGTACCGACATCAAGAACATGGAAGGGGAGAGCCGCAGCTCGTTTACCTTCGCATGGCTGCAAAACGCTCTGGGAGATTATAGGCGATGAGTCTGGTTGGGGACACCATAACGGCATTGCGGACGCAACTTCAGGCGGCATCTGGTCTGTCATACGCCAGCGACAGCGGCTACGAGGACGCGGACGTGGTGGAGATGGTACAGTCAAACAAGTTCCCGTTTTTCAACATCACCTGCGAGGGGTGGACGACATCCCCGACGGATAAGATGCGGCTTGAGAACTTTGAGCGTATCACCATGGACATACTGATACAATTCGCGACACGGGCGCTCAAGCTGACAATCGCGAAACAGGGAGATTCATCGCATATTGGTATATACGAGTTTGCAGATGATATCTGGACTGCAATCAAAGCCGACAAGACACTCGGAAGCGTGGTGCATGGTTATCGTCCCGGTTCAGAAGTATCGATCACGGTAGTAGAGGCAGGTGACGCCACCAACAGATACTATATCGGCGCGGCAGAGATGCGGGTCAAGTTCTACAAGGACCAGGGTATCCTGCCATGATATACCTGGTGACAGATTCAGTCGGATGCGCACGCGAGGAGGTTACTGCGGCGGACACCTACCCGGTACTGCTAAAGAGGCGGTGGCCGGAAATGGTTATTAAGGCGTATTACAGTCTGTCGATTGGGATGGCGATCGACTGGCTGACCGGTATGGCGATTGGAGATGATGACAAGGTAATCATGCAGTGCGGGGTTGTGGACTGTGTGACGAATGGCGTTAAAGCAAGTGTTCTGCGCGGGTTTCTTGAGACAAGCGAAGTGGCGCGCAAGCTGTTTAACAGAATGTATGTCGTCGGCATCATATACTACGGGCCTGAATGTCTGGAGGTGGAGCGTTATAATACAATGCTCGCGGAAATGTATGGTAATAGGTATGTCGACATACGAACCATCGAGAACAGCCATACGATCGAAGACGGCATCCACTTGAACAAGGCGGGGCATATTGAAATGGTGCGGATACTTCAGGAGGTCTTGTAATGGGCGAGCCGATGTCCAGAGTCATATTCACAGGGGACGGACATTATCAGCTGTTCTGGGGAAGTCGCGGATATTCCCTGAAGTCCGGTGACGCATCCCCTGCGTTGCCGCTTCATGAGTGCATGCGATTGATGAAAATGGGCATCTTCGCTGCCGATGATGGAACATGGAACGAGATATTGAAAAGCCGCAAGCAAGATGGGAACAAGGCGATTGATGGAATGCTCAAGGGCCAGCGGTGTTTTATTATCGCCGGCGGGCCGAGTGCAAAAGGGTTCGACATGAGCCGTCTTGATAATGAGTTCACCATCGCGGTTAACCATACATACGAGTTCTATCCGAAGGCGAAGGCGCTGATATTCGTCGACACATGGTTTGCGCGGGAACAAGCAGAGCGAGAAAAGATACTCGCGTTTCAGGGCATGGTGTTCGCATCGTTTCGGTGTGCGGAGTTCCTGCCGAGAGATCGGAAAAATATCTACATATTCCCGCAGAATAACACCCAGCCAAGCGAAACACTGGCGCGCGGTTTGTACAGCGGTAGATTGTCGGCGCTCGCTGCTTTGAATCTTGCAATCATCATGGGAGCGGACGAGATATATCTGATAGGGTATGACATGAAATACTCGCCCGACGGTTCACATCATTGGTATGGCACAGCGCACCCGAGCCAGGATAAATACCCAGAGGACTCCCTTCAGAAGAAACTTCCGATGTTTGACAACTTCGCTCCATGGCGTGACCGGATATACAACTGCTCGAAGGATAGCGCAATCAAAACATTCAAAAAGGTTGACATTGAGCAGATACTCGGAACACGACATGCGATACGTGTGAAGGAATCGGTGAAGAACATGGTGGCGGCGCAGGGACGGGGAGCGTCACGTATCCCAGAATATCAGCCAAGCGCAACCGAAAAGTTGAGCCGAGTCAACGGCATGCTGAAGGGAAAGCGCGTGTTTGTTGTCGGGTCCGGTCCCTCACTGAAGGGATTCGATTTCAAACGCCTTGCCAACGAAGAGACGATCGCGGTCAACCATACGCTTGAGTTTTTCCCTGACGCGAAGTACCATCTGTTCGGCGACCCGCGCGTGCTGGGATTCGTTCAGAATATCTATAAGAACTACAAGGGGATGATATTCGCATCTCACCACGCCAACCTCGGAGAGTGGGAGCGTACTAATGATCGGGTACACGTGTTTGCAAAGCGCGCGGACAGCATTGGCGAGAGGCTTGAGGACGGTCTGTACAGTGATTTCAACAGCGGCATGGAGGCGGTTAACCTCGCGCTGGTCATGGGCGCGGACAAGGTGTATTTGCTGGGAATGGACTTCTGCGCGAACAACGGGGAATACTACTTCTACGGTAAACCTTCATGGCTAAAAACACCCGTTGAGAAATGTGACAAACTGCTCGACGACCGCAATGTACATTGGGGCAAGTTCGAGAAATACCGGGACAAGATATTTAACTGTAGTCCGATATCGCGCATTGAGACGTTCCAGAAGGTCAACATTGATGAGGTGCTGAATGGCAAGTCAAACTGACCTATGGCTTGAGCGCAAGTTCGACCAGCTGTATAGAGAGCACGACGACCCGTGGGGATGTCATGCGGGGCGCCGCTCATTCAACAACCGTCTCTTCGTCGAGATGGTGTTTGACGAGCGCGAGAAGTATATGCGGGTGCTTGATATAGGGTGTGGGATCGGCGGTTTGACAGATCAAATACATACGAAATGCACGGCGGAGGTCGTTGGCATTGACGCGTCGGACGTGGCGATACAAAAAGCGCGGGCCGCATATCCGTGGGTCAGATTCGAGGCGTGTAACATTCTGACGGATTCCATCGCCGACCTCGGGATGTTTGATTTAATACTCATGAGTGAGGTCTTGTGGTACGTCTGCGACGACCTCGCCGGCGTGATGCAGAAAATAAAGGCATCGCTGATGGATGGAGGTACGCTTGCCATTCATCAGTTTTTCCCGGCTGGGCAACGGTATTACCAGGAATACATTGACGGCCTCGCTGGATTCGACCGCGCGATGGCCGGCGCCTGGGAATATAGACGCAAAATTGTCTCATACTTTGGAACCGAGGGGCAGGTGCTTCTCGCTCTATTTACTCCGAAGGAGGAAAGGAAATGTCAAACAGCTTGAATATTACAACCGGAAATTTCGGGAATGACGCCGACAAATTTTTCCTGTATTCGCCCGCGTTGTATATCAACCTCCATGATGGAAGCGGGGACTTGGGCCTCGGCTATCTGGAGAGCGAATTTAGTTTCAAGTCGAAACAAACATACGCGATGTTCAAGACGGGTATCCCGAAGACGGAAGTCAGGCGGGACATGATTGAGCAGGAGTTCACGCTTGAGGGCGTGCTCATGCAGATACAGCCCGAGACGCTGTCGCTGATCATGCAGCGGTGGTACGACAGCGACGACGCCACGTATGACCGCGTCATCATCGGCTCTGTGCTGCCGACACCTCTGTATCCGTCAGTAATCCTGGTGGGTCAGGATGTCAGCGGTGACGAGGTGCGGCTGTATATCCGTAAGCTGATGATCACTCCGGAAGACCTGGAGATCAAGCTCGGCGGCGACGATTATTCACGCATCCCGTTCAAGGGTACGGCGGTGGTGGATGATGCACCGCTGACGACAAATCCGACGTGGCCGTACAACAGCACATACGGGACGCAGGATAATATTGCATTCTGGGCTTTTGCGAAGTCCTTTAGCTCAACGTCGTAGCAAGGAGAGTCTATGCTGAACGCTGAAAAGCGACAGTCATTGACCGAGATGATGCAGAACCATTTCACGGACCTGGACATTGAGCGGGATGAGCCGTTCAGGTTCAGGTCCGGTGAATGGATGCTCGTGGTAGACTCGGTGAGGCTGTTGGAACATGACAAGTTTTTGATCGACATGTTTGAGTTGATCATGCGGTACAAGCAGATTTTCTACAACATTGATTTCCTGACCGCGCACAACCTTGCTGACCAGAACGAGATCAAGCGGCTCGTTGATCAGGTCATGGTGTTTCAGGCCAATGTTCAGTACACCAAGTTCATCCGCGACTGTGTGAAGTTCATATCGCGGTGGGCGCGTGTAGCGAAGATACGCGGTGAGATGGTAGGGGCGCCGAAGCGCAGCGAGCGGCGGGCGTGCAAGATCGTCGAGGACATGAAGCCGGACGTATTCATATATGTGCTCTTCCTGGTGTTCGTGCGCAACTATGATAT